GAAGGCGTCGGCTGGTTACTGGAGAAGCTCGATCTCATCCCCGATGGCATTCAAAGAGCCAGGCTGGAAGCGGCCAGACTCAGGGCTATTCCGGTTATGTGGGAATGGGATGAAAAATCCGGGCGCATGGTTAAAAGGGAGTGGCAATGGTCATCTGAAAAGCCTGCAAGCAAAGGCAGCGCCCCGCCGCCCAATGTGCTCGGGGGCAACTCAGGAACAGAGCGGCGGCTGGGCCAAATCGCGGATAACACCAAAGGCCTTTTAGATGAGGAAAAGCGCAAACGTATCGGGCCAGGTGACATTGTATTTAAAAATCTCCCTCCAGCCCTTGCAGTACGTGGTGAATGGCAGGAGTCGAAGCTTGTCCGCCAGTCTGTCAGCGCTCGCCCGGTTATTGCCGCTGGCGAACCATTGATAAAACATACGCAGGCATGGCAACCGGTACGCCGAAATCAAAGCACCCACACGGCGGCTGCGGCTTCAGGTTATAGTTTTTCCGGTGATATTCATGTTCATCTGCATGACATTCAGAGCAGCAATCCGCGCGAACTGGCGCGACTTGTTGGCGAAGCTGTCCGCGCAGAAATTGATAAAAGGCAACGTGCTGCACGGGGTTCGTTCCGGGATAACGATTAATAAGGAGTAATAACTATGATGATGGTATTCGGACTTTTTGTATTTGAACTCAGGACACTGCCCTATCAGCAATTACAGTTATCTCGTAACTGGCGGCACGTCAAAAATGACCGTGTGGGCAGGAGCGCAAAATGGCAGTACGTTGGCGCCGGTGAGAATCAGCTAACGCTTGGCGGGTTGCTGTACCCTGAAATCACTGGCGGTAACCTGTCGTTGGGTGCAGTCTCAACAATGGCCTACACAGGGCTGGCCTGGCCGCTGATTGATGGCGTCGGGTCTATCTACGGGATGTATGTCATCACGGGTTTGCAGGAGACGCATCAGGAGTTTGACCGCTACGGCAAAGCGAAAAGAATTGAGTTCACGCTTTCGCTGCAAAGGGTTGATGAAGATATCAGGGAACGGTTGCAAAGTAGCTCTGCCAACGAACTGATGGCAACCTTAAAAGATGGGGTTGAAACTGCGTTAAATACAACCCAAAAGACGCTAAATGACCTTGCTTCGTGAGCTAAAGCTTAGGAGATCATGGCGTTATTCAACCCTAACAAACAGTACAAAATCCTAGCCAAGATGATTATAAATAGGAAGGCAATAATGTTACTGCAATATCCTTCATCAGCTTCATTTTCTTAGCAGATTTAGCAGATACTCACTGGAAATATGGCGACGATGGACCTCATCGTGACACACATTGCAGAGGGTTATTAAGTTTTCCAAGGTATTTTCACCGCCATCAGCATGATGTTCAATATGATGTAGTTCGAGGAAGGTTCTTGGATCATTTATTGTTTTACGCGCATGAGACCATCCACAATTTCTACAGGCATGATGATCGCGCTCGAGGACGGCCACACGGACCGGATCAGGAATTTTTCGGTCATGCACCTCCGCCTGACGGTCTTCCTCCAGCAGATAGGCTCCGACTTCCAGCTCCGGTCTTCCTGAGTTCTTGGTTGCAATTGGCCAGCCATCCTCAGTACGTAGCTCACGAGTACGCCGAGCCCATTCTTTACTGTCGTTTGCTAAATAGCGTAACTCTTCACCAGTAACAGGACGACCAACGTTCTTACGCAAGTATGAGAGTATTTTATCCTTTGTGGAGATTTTACTGCGCCTGAGAACATTAGCTTCATTCCAACGCAATGCGGCCTCTCTGTCCTGTTCCGTGGCCATCAGCGCATACACGTCTGTTTTGAGGGCATTAAGAGAGTCAGCCTTAAGTTCTTCCAACGTAATTTCATGCTGTTCTATCATTTCCCGGAGCGTGGTTCCACTCAGGACAGACCAACCGAACTGAACACGTAGCTCCCTAATCCTACGGGCGTACTCACTGATGCCCGCGACAACCATGAGCTCATCCCCATGGATGACAATGCCGGGATACTTGAGCAAATACGCCAAGATCCGATCCCGGGCAGAATTACAGCCCTCTTCATTAAGTAATGAGCTACCTAAATCACGTAATAAATGATTGGCAGGAACAAGCATCAGCACTTGTTCCCTAAGGGAGTCGTCCGTGAGCTTATGCTCAAAGTCAGTAATTAACGCCAGAAGCTGTTTACGCAGCGCTTCCGGTTCGCTCTTCTTCGATCTTCTCGCCATTTTTAATCAAATATTCCATTAAATTAAGAACATAGGATGCAATTTTTTGTGCAAACACCGGGGGTACGGCGTTACCTATCTGCCTAGCGATTTCGGTTTTTGTACCCAAAAAAGTAAAATCATCGGCAAAACTCATCAGCCGGGCTGCTTCACGATGGGTGATGGGGCGATGTTTTTCTGGATGGAGATAACGTCCCTTTTCCGGTTTAAAGAATTCGGTACGGATAGTGACCGAAGGACGCTCCCACCATAGCCGGCCAAACAGATCTGTCCCGCCTGACGTCTTTTTAATCCAGCATGCAGGTGTGATATCTGGTCTGTTCTTTTGCAAATCAAACCGATTCCCTCCCACCGGTACCGCCAAATAACGTTCCTGGGAAAGGGCTGTAGGATTCCGACCAAAGTGGAGATCCAGTGGTGGTGGAAGGTCTCTAACTTCCGTTCCTACCGGATCAGGTAAATCACCAATGAAATCCCGAACAGTCAGCCATGCTGGCAACGTTCCTTCCTTGTCCGGATTCCGATGTGACGGCTCAGGAGGGAATGCGGGAATATCATCCAACAGGAAGCGGTCCTTTTTGATACCAATAGCAATGGCTCGCTTGCGTGTTTGAGGGGCGCCATAATCTGCCGTATTCAGGACGGAGGGATTCAGAAGAAGAAAACCCATATCCTCAGCACGATTGCGTATATCCTGAAATTCATCACTTGATAAGAGACCTGGTACGTTTTCCATCACGAATACTGATGCAGAAGATCGCTCAATAATATCCATATACGGCTCCCACAGCGCACGCCGGTGATCACCTTCCCGATTCTTATTGAGTAAGCTGAATCCCTGACATGGCGGTCCACCGATGACCACATCCGCCTGAGGAACTGGGTTCTCAGCAATCCATTCCTCAATATTAGCTACGGTACCATGTTCACCAAAGTTCGCATTGTACGTTCTGATGGCAGCCTTATCATTATCCAGAGCCAAGACGCTTTCAAAATGAGCGCCATTTTCACCTTTCATGAAACCGCAGGATAACCCGCCAGCACCACAAAACAAGTCAATGACTTTTAATTTACTGATTCTGCTCATTAAAATTAAATCCCAGCTGCGATTTTAATAACATTAGGTAAGTGTATCATAAAGACAATCTGTATGTATTTACAGTGTAATCTGTTCCTGTCATCTAACCATTAACTCACCAAGGCATTTCAGCCATAAATGAACAAGATGCTTCGTAAATTCAAGTTTGAACAAAACCAAGTAGTTATGCTGAACGTTTCCACATGCGCACAGAGACGTACTGGTTAGTAATATCTATCGCTTTGTTTTGAGTTTGCGCCAGTCCCTGCGAATCTACATAAGTTCCTTCAGTTAGCGCCAGCGGTCCGCTTTTCTGATTATCTGTTCCGTGAGTTGTTGTTGGATCCCATGTTGCGCCAGGAGAACGATCACCCGAACGGTGCCAGTGCGGAGGCAGGTTATCGGCTTCAATCTTCACCATGTTACTGCCACCGGTCACGCCATACTGAGAACCAATCCTGACAACCCTATCAGCAAAGGTTTCGCTTAAATCCGTCCACGTCTGCCAGGGGAAACGCTCTGCTGGGCTTTTTTCACCTGAAATGATGATCCCAACGTAAAAAATAGCGTCAACAATTGTCTTATAGGCCGTTCCGTCTCTGTTGAGTCCCAGTGCCTTCAGGGCTTCGGATGTATCGCTCAGATCGGAAAGATTATTTTCTTTCTGAAGTGCGCCGGTAATGCGCGAATCATCCCCCGCCGCCACCGTTCCCTCCGTGGTGCCCACGTCCCGCGTGGCTGAATTCCCCAGATCCAGATTATCCCGGGCCTCTTCGGTATCGTTTAAATCAGAAAGATTTTGTGCTCGCCGCAGATAGCGTTTATCGCCCGTTTCCTGCGTGAGTGTGGCAAGCGCCGGATCGATAACAAGCTGCACGCTTGAAGTATGGGTCAACGTCAGCACCAGCGTCAGAATGATCTCTTTGATAATGGAATCAGATTGCGCCGGGAGGTACGTCGCCGGGTACACGCCGTAAGCGATGAGCGTACCCTTAGCACTGACCAGCCCCGCCTCTCTTAGAGTTTTACCCGGATAATCCCGGCAGTTGATAACAATCTGACCGCTGATAAACCCCTCATTGCTTGAATCAGAGTCAAAGGTTTCACGGCCAAACTGACCAAAAAGCGCCGTCACCGCCGCCAGGTCATCGGGATCGGTCGGCAATGTCACGCCGCCACCATCACCGATCAGTACGGCGGTAATATCCACGACCTCCCCAGCCTGATACGCGGCCTCGATTTCAGCCGCGCCCGCCGTGGTTAGTGTCAGTCCCGTGGCCATTATGCCTCCTCACTTTTTATTTCTGGCTCAATGCCGTACACGCTGGCAAGGCGATCATAAAAATCATCACTCACGGTCTTGCGGTCAGCATCGATATCGCCTTCATCAAGATAAATCACGCCAGCGTTCTGAAGCCGATTCAGGTGCTCCAGGAAAAACTCATCCGTCTGGCAAAAGTCGATCATGCTTTTTAATTGATTGAATGTTTTCATAATTTATTCGTTATCCAGTTGCCGGGTAAATCGTCGTAATCGTCCAGGCCTGCACAGGCATGAAACGCGTAATAATGCGCGGTGACGTTCGGCACCTTGCTCATAAATACCAGGCCTTTACCGGTCAGCAATGCACACCCCCTGAAGATTGCCGTTGTGGTGACAATCTCCGGGTAACTCGCAAGATTAAATATCGTATTAACGTCGCTGCGTAATGACGCGCAGCCGTCAAAGAGATAGCCCACCGTCGTGACCGCTGTGGTGTTTAATAGCCCCGCTCCGACGCTCTCCAGCGCCAGGCAGTCAGCAAACACATTAGTGAATGCAGTCGCATTTACACTCGATGCGAAAAGGCCGGCAGGCACTAAACGCAATTTTTTACAGCCCCTAAAAGTCTGTCCGTAAGCAGTCACTAGCGAATTGCCGCTGAACAGGTTTTCCGGTATTTCCTCCACGCCGGTATTCTGGAATGTGGCGCCAAACGAGGTAATAAGCGAGCAGGACGCGAACAGAATCGGCGGGATATCAACCAGTGAAGCGCATCCCAGGAACGTCGATCCGGCGCTGGTCAGCAGGGTGTTGTTTTTCAGTAAATCGCCAGGCAATACCGCCAGTGAGGTACAGCCCGAAAATGTCAGCGTTAACGAAGTGAGATTGACGCAACCATCGAGCAGGCCGGACGGTAGCGCGATCAGTGCGCTGCAATCCTGGAATGTGGATCCCATTCCCGTAAGGGAAATCATGTCACTAAACAGCGCTTTTGGTAGATTAGCCAGCGAAGAACACTGATTGAATAAGAAATTAACGGCCGTCACTTTAACGCAACCGGCAAACATATCTCCCGCGAGAGAAACAAGAGAGCGGCAACCGGAAAACGCGTAGCCCAGACTGGTTAACGCGCTGCAATCCCGGAATGCCCCCTCCTCCACCGATATCAATGAAGTGCAGTTCATAAACGCGTAGACAAATGTTGTCACCAGCGCTTTATCAGCAAAAGCATCCGCGTCAATTTTCGTGAGCGATTCACAGTTAGCAAAAGCGTATGAGAAAGTGGTGACTTTCGCGCAGTCAGCAAAGGACGGGAGAGCCGTCAGGCTACTGCAACCGTAGAACGCACTTGCAAAGGTTGTCGCCCCTTCACAGCCGGTGAAAATATCTTTCGCCACAGTCTCAAGGGAGCGGCACGCATAAAATGCAGAGGAAAATGTTTGCGCCAGAGCACACCCGGAAAACACCCCCGCACCGACTGTTTTTAATTTATTGCATCCAGAAAAAACCGTCCCGAAATAGGTGACTTTCGACAAGTTCGCAAAAAATCTATCAGGAACAGAAAGCAGCCCTGTACAACCGCTAAATGCGCCGCCAAAATGATTCGCCTCAGAACAATTTTTAAACAGATTTGTAGGTAGTTCGGTAATAGACGCGCAATTCTGGAATACTCCATTGAATGCGCCTCCAGGAACATCTGTAAACATGTCAGCCGGTAATGCAGTGACATTTCTGCACGCTCTGAAACAATAAGTGAATGCCGCCGCTGAAACGCATCCCTTAAATATTCCACTACCGATATTTGTCAGCGCTGAGCAACCATCAAATGCATAATTAAAATTCACGGCAGATACACAGCCGTTAAATAAATTATTGCCGATACTGATCAGGCCTGTGCATCCTGTAAATATCGATGAGAAATCGATCGCATCAGACTGATTTATAAACAGCCCGTCAGGAACTTCCGTTAGAGATATGCATCCCTTAAATGCGCCCGAAAAAGAAGCTGCTTTTATCTTTGAGAAAAGTAATGATGGGATACTTTTCAGCGATGAGCAACCAGAAAAAGCATTTTGACAATCAGTAACATTTGGTAAATCGTCAAATGCTCCAGAGCGGACTGACATTAACCCGGCAGTATCTATTGCAAAACCTGATAAGTTATCTCTTTCGCCAGTAACACTGATCAATTCAACAATTGTATTTAGTTTTGATGATGTATTAGAAATACGGCTTCTCAGGCTTGCCTTTTCAGTATTTTTTACCGTTATAGTATATTCCTCACCCTCATTCAGAGCACGGGTAGGAATTACCCAACCATAAGCCGATGTTGAAAGATCTAGGCGATAATCACGGCTATCTATACCATCGCCATAATCTATAGTGAAATCCTCATCGACATAACCAAAGAATATTGGCCTGGTTGCGCTGTCAATGCGGGTAATGAATTTCATTATCGCGACCACTTTCACACTGATCACCGCGCTGACGCCGTTAGTCGTCGTGACGGTGACCGAACAGGTGCCTCGCTTCACGCCCGTAACCAGAATAGCGCCGTTGACTATTCTGGCGGTCGCAATTGTTTTATCCGACGTGGTTACCGTAAAGGTTTTATCTTCCGCGTATTCAGGGAGGATGGTCACCGTGACCGTTTCCGCGTCACCGGGGGCCAGATTCAGCTCGTAGCGGGATAAAACCACCTGCAACGGGACAAAGCGCGGTGTGATTTTCTCCGTGGCGTACATGTAACCGGCCGCATACGAGGTTCCCTGAAGTCGGCCAAATACATGAACGGAAAACCAGCTGCGCAGGTTCCTGGCGCGCAGCACCGCCAGTTTCAGATCCTGCTGGTCGTATTCCGTCACCGGCAAATCGTTCTGATACACGTTCAGGCGAAAGGTATACGGATCCCCTTTCGGGTTCTGATTGAACCATTCAACAATATCCGTCCCAAAAGGACTGTCCACCAGGGCATGACGGACGGCGGCGACCGTCCCGCGATGGCGGTGGATATAGTGGGCGCGCTTGATCGCATCGCGTTTCTTTTGTTCTGACCAGTTAATATTCCAGGTATCAACCTGGTATTCCCACGCCAGCCACGGCAGAAGCGCCAGCGGGCAGCTGTCAGGATCCTTCACCCAACGGATCAGATATACCGGCAACCTCTCCAGTGCGGCGGCGCTGGCCCTGTCGATGGCCCGCTCCACGGCGGTTGCGTTGGGTGGCAGAATGCTGGCGGGATAATTAGCGGTCATAGTCCATCACCACAAGATTGATTTTCACAGAGGTGCAATGAGGCGCTTCGCCCATCGTCGCAACGACGTCGGCGGCCGGTGAATGCAAATCGACGGTGACAACGCCGTCCTGATGCAGAGCCCCGTCTATGCCCGACCGTGCAGCGGTGGCGTTGATAAGATGCACTGAGGCGGTGTATTCGTTCAGTGCTGCGGTGGCTTTTTCCAGCACCGTGGCGGTGTCCACGCCGTAAGGGACGTAAATGTCAGCAACCACCTGATAATTCACTATCACAGCGGAACGGACGTAATCAGCCACATAATCCGTAATCGGGCGCACGTCTTCCGGGTTTACCGCCGCCAGGACTTTATCGAGCAGCGCCTGCGGGGCGGATCCATCCCCGGTGCGTGACAGCACGTAAAGGAAAACGCGGCCCTCCTGATCATGCGTCTCCGGGCCATAGGCGCGCACGTCGAGCACATCCGCATCAGCGCCGCGCGCAAAGTAGTGATAGGCATTACGGGCGCCCGCCGTGCTCAGGCGCGCCCATGAGAGCAGCGTGCGGGCGCGCAGCTCTTCGTCGCTTTCGTATACGGCGTCCGCCTCGTCGGTGGCTTCAGTAATCAGCAGACGTTCAGTGTCAAAATTACCCGAGACCTGATCGAGATCCGCCCCCAAGGCGCTGGAAAGCAGTACCGCGCGAACGGCTTCATTGATGCGTTGCAGCAGATGGATCTCGCGATAGGTGAAGGCCTGAGCCAGTGCCGCCATCGGTTCAGATTCCAGCAACAGCGCAGCAGACACAGAAGCCTGAAGTTCCGCAGGCATGGCCGCCACGATAAGCGCCCGGATATCAGCCAGCACCGTTTCAAAATCGGGCACCTCGACGATATCAGGCTGCGGGATCTGAGATAAATCGACGGACGTTTGCACACTAGCTCCTTAACCTGATGGTGTTGCTGGTTTCTGTCATGGTTTCCGTGATGGTGCCGCTCAGCTCGGCGGTCACTGCGCCTGTTTCTGAAAACACCACGTTGACGGTAGTCAGGCTGATCCGCGGCTCCCACTGCGCCAGCGCGATAGCGGCGGCGCCCATCAGCTGCATGCGGGTGACGGCGTTCTGCGGCGCATCGAGCAAATCAGGGATCGCGCTGCCAAACTCCCGGCGCATCACACGCGAACCTGTTGGCGTGGTGAGGATTTTTGTCACGGACTGCCAGAGCTGATCGTGATCGGTCAGCGCGCCGGTGCCTTCCGGGTTCATCCCGGTGTAACTGGCTGTCATCGCGTGCCCTCCGTCCAGCTTCCGCCGGTCTGAACCCTGCCATGACCGTGGCTGTCAACCTGGACACCGTTGGACGTTAACGCACCGTTGCTGTGAGTCACATCACCGGCCATCGTGCCGCCGTGGGTCAGTTCGAAAGTGCGCACTTTAAGTTTTTCTGTGCATACCACCTCGGGCGCGTCCAGCGTGACGCGGGTTTCTGCCTGGATATGCGCGGTTTTAATGCCGGTCACGGCCAGCGCTCCGGCATCGTCGGCTGCGTCGTAATGCAGCCGAGCGCCATCCGGTGCGGTGATGATGATTTCCAGCAGGCTGCTGCCCGTTGGCGGATTATCTGCGCTGTATGCAGAGCCAATCACAAACGCGTTTTCAGGGTTGCCGCCCGGGCAACCGATCCAGACCTGCTCCCCTATGGAGGGCGGCAGCCAGATGCTGAACGCCCCGGCGCGGGTGACATTCCAGCGGATCCAGGTGGTCAGCAGCCTGCCGGAGCGAACGCGCACCGCTTTCTTGTCAGCGCTGATTTGCTCCACCACACCCTGGCGCAGAATGTTTTCCAGCAGGCGCATCAGCTCGGCATTCATGACGCGCCGCCCAGACTGCTGATAGCGGCGTTTTCCGTAGCGATCAGGTCTGCCGGAGTCATGCCCAGCAGTTCGCGCACCGGGTACTGTGCGTAAGCGCCCGGACCAACTTCGTCTTTGAGGCCGTACTGGTGAATACGGGCAATGCGCGCAGCGATGCCGTCAAATCCAACAGTGACGCCGCCCGCGTCCGGTCTGACCTTCATAAAACGCAGGGTGCGCAGGCGGGTAAACATCGGCGCTTTTTTTGTCTCCGTCTGCGTCGCTGATTGCGTTTTGATTTCCAGATACCGCTCGATATCGGCCCGGTAGAAGGTACGTATATCACGGCGCTTCTCATCAAATCCCGTGATCGTCCGGCCATATTTACCGCGCCCGCCCCGCCAGTTTTTCAGCACCCGTACCTCGTTATTCCAGAAGAACTTGATCCCCTGCTGGGTGCGGTAAACTTTACGACGGCGCACGGCATAGCCGCTACCGTCCGGGTTTTTCTGTGAGGCGATGCGGCGCTGCTGACTGCGGCGCACTGCCAGGCCAATTTTACGCGCGGTACGGGTGCGCCCCGCCGGGCTGACGCCGTCGAGGATGTCCTGAAAGACTTGATCCAGCTCGCTGAACATGCGATCGCTCACGCTCCGGCCTCCTGAAGCATGCCTTCAAATACCAGCCCCCAGCCTGCGGCGTGGGGTGCCAGCACGCGCGGGCGCGGCTCCGGCAAATGCTCGGCATACGGCACGCCGTTTTCATCCAGCTGCACCAGTACCCGCTGACGCACCGGCAGCTCAAACATAAGATCGGCGGTGTCATCGCTGTTAATCAACGTGGTGAATTTAATCTGCTGGTTTTTATCCGGGTTCAGCAGCAGATCGGGCTGATTAAACCAGAGCCAGGCCATCAGCGGCAGCGTGAAGTCGTCAATGCTCCCGGCGTAGTTCATGACGAACAGCACCAGAGAATAGCGGTACATGAAAGACGGCGTTTCACCGGTCGTTTCAATGCCACCCTCTTCAACAAACACCGTCCAGGCCTCCGGGTTCGCCCGGCACCAGGTGTTTGCTTTCTCAATGGCGGCGCGGAGTGTGTTTATCTTCAGCATTTATGGCTCCTTCCGGGTGTTCTGGCGCAGGCTGTCCCACTGGCGGATCGCCGCTTTGTCAGCATTGCAGGCATCAAGTGCATCCATCAGCCTGTCGCTGAAGATCGCCACCGCGCCCCAGGTCACCGGCTCATCCAGCGCCGGGCGCGGCGTCTCTTCGGTCAGGCTCTCCGGGACGGGTTCACGGTTCAGCTGAATGACCGTCGCGGGCGGTGCGTTTTTGCAGGCTGCGGCTGATAACGTCAGGAACAGGAGCAGCAGCGCACGTGTCACCATTGATCGCGGCCTGCATGGCTTCACGTCGGCGCTCCCCTTCTGCATTACGCTGTTGCTCACGGACTTTCACCTCTGCCAGTAACTTATGGGTTTGTATGGCGGTCGCCTTCACTTCCTGGATAACCTGGTCGTAACCGGTCGCCGTTTCGGTCAGCAGCTTGTTGCGGGTCCGGGCCTCGCTCAGCTGGTCGGTCTGCCACCAGACAGCGGCCAGAAGGACAAGCATTACAATCACACTGCCCGCCCTCATGGCGGCGTACTCAGGCCCAGCAGGCACCAGGCTTTAAAATCGTTGCGCCGGTTAATCAGCCCGGGGGAGCGCTTACCGCCCGCATTGACAAAATCAGTCAGCCTGTTGCACATCTGCGGCCATTGCCTGGCCTGGGCATACTTCCAGATCGTGGTCCTCTGCTTGCGTCCGTTTTTATCGGTGAACCACATCAGCCCGGTGCAGCCCAGATTTAGCGCAGCATCCGTCATGGCCTCAAAGGTGAGCTGCGGCATGTCGGCGCCGTGGAAATTGTTATTGATGCAGTTTTCTGCCCGTTGCAGATCGTTGATCCAGCGCCGCGCTATTTCCTGGTTGTTGTATTCGCGGTTTTCCACGCCGCCCGTGGAGCCGATACCAATGGTCAGAGCACCCGCCGTGCAGTAATAAGGCGTACTGCGGCAGTCTTCCCAACCGGCAATTTTCTGCTGCCCTTCTTTCGACGTTCTGACGCTCCCGGGCGCCAGCGAAATGCCCAGGGCCACAATCACCGCAATTGAACATTTTTTGATGATGTTCTTCATGCCGGTTTGTCTCCGTGCAGTTGCTCCAGCAGCTGCCGCTCACGGTCCGACAGGTTGCGGCTTTCAGCCTGGTGGAGAATCTGCTCTATCAAGTCGTTGCGGCGCTGGCTGGCCTGCTCAATGCGGCGGCGATGTATCGCCAGCCGGACGGCGGAAACAATCCCCAGAAGAAGGCCAGCCAGCGCCAGCTTTTCACTGACGGTCATGACGCCCACGCCGGTCACCAGGGCGGATGTTGCAAACGCAAAATATTCGTTAATACGATCCAGAGTCATTCCCATAACTGGACGGTTACCCGTTCCACCTCGCTGGTTATCACGGGCATTTCGATCTCCTGCCCGGCATTCAAAAAAATCTGGTTGCTCAGTCCCGGATTGGCTTCGAGCACCTTCTCCGTGACACCTGCGGTTTTGCCGTAATGACACCAGCAGAGCTGATCAACCGTGTCGTTTTGCAACGCCCTGACTTTCATCAGAAAAGCTCCGAGTAAATACGGGGTTCTTCCCGGATATCTGAAATACTCCAGCGCCCGTCCCGCCAGAGGTCGTCTATTTGCCTGTCGAGAGCCTCCGCGTCCTTGTCGCCCTTTGGCGTGGTGCCGACGTCCCTGTAACCTTCCAGTACGCTGGCGCGCGTGAAGGAGTAGACCGCACGCCGGAAGCGGTAAACTTTTGCGCTTTCGCCGTTAATCAGCTCGACGGGTTCACCGGCGGAAGTCAGCAGTACAGAAGCCAGCGATTCCGCGCCTTCCGCCTCCCTTTGCTTCCGCCAGTCCTTCAGTTGATCCGCGACGTGCAGCGCGGCCTCCGTAGCCATATGCATCAATCGGGAAGTCGTAATATCACCGGCGATGCGGGCCGCGAGGCGCAGATCGTGGAGTTTTACCGTAGGCCAGAAAGTACCGACGGCAATCTGTGCGCCGCCGTCGTCCACGTCCGTCACATCACTCTCAGCAGGTCTGACGGGGCGCTGCGCGATAAAACTCATCGTCGTTTCTCCGGTAGGTCAGGCGGTGGGCTCCCGGTAAAAAGACCGCAGAACGGGCAGATCGCCGGGCGCGCCGCCTGTGGCGCGGGGCCAGTTCATTACGCTCAGGCGTTTACTTTGACGGCGGTTTTCGTTGTCTTTTTTGCCGCCGTTTTGCGGGTAGCTTTTTGGGTGCCGGCCGCCGTTTTCGTCTGCTTGCGCGTTCGTGTTGTTTTTTCTGCTGCGGGTGTTTCGGTTGCCGCTGTATCACTGGATGAAGGCTCATCTTCCGCATCACCACTCGCCGTGCTGGTCTGCGGCGCCTTCTTCAGCGCGCTGACCAGAGAGGCGATCTCCCGTTTCACGCCTGCGCCCGGGTTCAGGCTCATGGCTTCCCGGAACAGTTTCAGCGCTTCGCCTTTGGTTTCCGCGTCTTCCGTGTCGCGACGGCAAAACGCCCTCACCTTGCACAGCTTCGCGCGGACCTCATCCGGCATATCACTGTCAGCCACAATTTCGGCCAGCTCGTCCAGCATGGGGATATAGACTGACAAATCGGCTCCGGCGTCCGTGGTGGCGAGGTTAAGAATGGGATTGCAGATTTCCTCGGTCAGCACCGTGGGTGCCGGGCGGCGATAGTTGTCATCCGGCATGCTCAGGCCATGCTTAACGACATAGCGCCCGATGCGCAGCGCCAGTGCATAGTCGGAGCAGTCCACCGCCCAAACCATCAGCGTAGTGATAACCGGATCGGCGCGTCCGCTGTCGCCCTCGATAGTTCCGTCAATCCATCCCTGAAACTCAGGAAGGATGCTGGCCTTTACAGCGGCCTTCGCCTGGCGGGACTGGATCTGGCTCAGCGAGGATTTATGCATATGCAGGCGAAAGAGGATCTGCTCATGCGCGGTGCGCGTCTCCGCGTCACGCTCATCACTGGAGCCTCGCCTCTCTGCCATGACCTTCTGAAAGTGTCTTTGTGCCGGTGTCAGCATGCGTTCATTCTCCTGGGCGGGCTTGCTGCCCGCCTTGTGATGGGATTATCAGGCGAATGTCACGCCGTCGATCATGGCAATCATGCCGTACTCTTCAATGACATAGTCGTCATTGCTGGACTGATAAGTCGCCACGCGGTTGTAATGCGGCTCTTCGCGGATAGAGCGACGCAGGGAGCCTTTCTGGTAATACACAGAGAGGTTTTTCAGGTTGGTGATGAGCACGACGTCTTCAGGAATACCCGGGACAAAGACCGTCGGCAGGCCGCCGATCTTTTCCTGGCTGACAATGAGCTGCGCGGCCAGCAGTTCGGTATTCGGATTGGTCTGGCTGAGCGCGTTCACTTTCGGCAGGTTCACTTTCAGCAGCAGATCGGACGAGAGCACAGTGACCAGACCGGGAGCGCGGCGGAACCAGGGATCCATAAGGCTGTGACGCGCATCGAGCACGGCGGCGTCAATATTGCCGTAGGTGCCTGACGCAATTACCGCGTTATTCTCATCGCGGGAGGTCAGCGTGATACCCGGCATAATGCGCTGCGGCGCTTCATTGCGGATTTTTTGCAGCCAGCCAACGCCGCAATCCTGCAATAACGGGTAGGTCGTGCGGTCGGAGTTTTCAGAGTAATGCGTGCCATTAAAGCCAATCATCTGGCGATCCAGCCCCAACTGACGGGCCATGGCATTACTGATTAATGACTGAAATTCAGGGTGACCGGCCCACGCGTCCAGCTCCGCATACGAAAGCGCATAGTCATAGTTGGTTTTGCGGCAGTGGTAGTTCTGCGGCTCTTTGTTATGGTTCGGTGCAGGGTTACGGCGGTTGGTGCCGTCGGAACTGTTATTGGTGCTCGCCATCGGTCCCTTACTGCCAATTTTTACTTTCTGCCCTTCCTGCTCTTTAACCCCAAAGTGGTTAACCAGCTTCATGAAGTCATCCGACTCCATGGCGGCCTGTTCCAGTTTTTGCTGGATTGTCGGATCGACGCTGAAACGATTGGCAACGGCTGAGGGTGAGACACCGTTCAGATGTGCCTGGCGCACAATGTACTTATCAAATAATTCGCGGGTCAGGTTTTCCATTTTTTTACCTCTTAGAATTCTGCAAGCTGCGCGCTGCTGTTGCCGGTTGCCGCCGGTCGTGCGCTGTAATTTTCTGCGGGCTGGAGCTGAAGCTGACCGCGCAGCTCGTTAAGTTCGCTGGTCAGTTGCTGAATGGTGGTTTTGTCCTGCTGGCGTTCCTGCTCCAGAGCACTGAACCGGTCAATCTGATCGGCCTGAGATTGTGCAACGGCTTCAACAACCTGATGCAACTGACTGAAACGCTGATCGTCGGTTTTCTGGCCTTTACCAAGGATGCCCATCACGCGGTTGAACCAGTTGACGCCCTCCTCGCTGCGCTGGGCTGCCAGTTCGATTACTTCAGCTTCAAGCGCATCAGAGAACAGCGGCGCCTCGATCTGCTGGTTATTGAACGCCATCACCTGCGCGCGCTGCTGCGCAGCGAATTTAAGGCGCTCAGTCCCCAGACTTGCCGGAGTGTCCGTCATCGCCAGGCCGACCACATACGCCTTACCGTTAAGGGCAAACTGCGGATGCAGCTCAATACTGGAATAGATTTTTTTTCCCTCATCGGTGAGCTGCTTCATACGGGTAGATGCGTCGATCTCGGCATAGAGCGCCGTACGACCGGCCAGCGGCCCTTCGGTGATATCCTCCGCGCTTAATGCAACAACATCTCCCATGGCGCCAAAATTGCTGTCAGGAAGCATGGAGAGATAGTGCTCCACGTTTACGCGGGCGCCGTAAACGTCCGGGTTGTAGCTCGCCGCCGCATCGCGGAGGTGCTGCGGCTGGATCTCGCGCCCGTCAACGGTGGCGCCGGAAACCGCAACGCGAAACTTTTTGCGGGCGGGTTTAGTCGTGCTGGCCATGTCGTTTTATCCTGTTGATTTATGTCAGTCGCTGCATCATCGCAGAGCCTAAAAGCCCGGCGCCACGCGGTTTTGTTGTCGGAGAACGGCCAGACCTGAAAGCCCGAGCCGCGGGGATCGCGCGCAGGTAATCTCCCTGCTCAAAAGGGGGAAGTGATGATTCAGGATGCGTTTATTCGATTAAGGGCTAAGCAGCTCTACTGGCAGGGTTACCCGCCCGCCGAAATTTCGCGACTAATGGGTATCAACTCAAACACGGTTTATTCGTGGAAAAAGCGCGACGCATGGGATGACACAACGCCCATCAAACGGGTGACGCAATCCATTGACACCCGTCTCTGCCAGCTGAGCGCGAAAGACAATAAAACCAGTGGCGATTTCAAAGAGATTGATCTGTTAACCCGGCAGTTGAAAAAGCTGGATACCGGGCAGGCCTCCACTACCACAGGCGTTAAAAAAACCAGTCGACGCAAGAAGAAAAATCACTTCTCTGAGGAGCAGATCGAGGCGTTGCGCTTAAAAATTCTCGACTCTCTCGCATGGCACCAGCGCGGCTGGTACGAACAACGAGATCAGCGTAACCGGATGATCCTCAAATCGCGGCAGATTGGGGCGACCTGGTACTTTGCCCGCGAGGCATTGCTGGGAGCGCTGAGAACGGACGTTAAGCACGACTACCAGCGCAACCAAATCTTTCTGTCAGCATCACGAAAGCAGGCGCTACAGTTCCGCAACTTCATCCGTAAAACGGCTGAAGAGGTGGACGTCGAACTTAAAGGCGGCGAGCAAATCACGCTGTCAAACGGCGCGGAGCTGCATTTTCTCGGGACATCAGCTGCGACCGCGCAGTCCTACACGGGGCACCTGCGATTTGATGAGTTTTTCTGGACCGGTAACTTTATCAACCTGCGCAAGGTTGCCGGCGCCATGGCAACGCTCAAAGGCTTAACACGCACGTACTTCTCCACGCCATCGAGTGAAAGCCATGAAGCCTATCAGTTCTGGACCGGCGATCGATGGAATGCGAAACGGCCTAAAGCGCAGCGCGTTGATTTCGACGTGTCCTGGAAGAAAACGAATAGCGGCGTGCTTTACCCGGACAAAACGTGGCGGCAGATCGTCACTATTCAGGATGCTATCAACAACGGCTGGGACTACACCGACATTGATGAAATCCGGGACGAAAACAGCCCTGATGAATTTGAAAACCTGTACATGTGCGAGTTCGTCAAAGACGGCGAAAGCGCGTTCAATCTTAGCCAGTTACTGGGGTGCGGCGCTGACGGGTATGACGACTGGCCCGACTGGAAACCGTTCGCCAGTCGCCCTATGGGGCAACGTGAGGTGTGGCTGGGCTACGACGCCAACGGCGGCAGCGGCAATGGTGATGCCGGTGCTCTATCCGTGACGGTCCCTCCCCTTGTAGCCGGCGGCCGGTTTCGCACGGTTGAATTGAAGCAACTGCGAGGGCTTGAGTTTGAACAGCAGGCGGCGGTCATCAAAGAGGCTGCCGAGCGCTACAACGTCACTCACATCGCTATCGATGGACAAGGCGTCGGGGAGGCGGTCTGGCAGATTGTTAAAAACTGGTTCCCAGCCGCTATTTGCTACCAGATGAGCCTCTCTTCCAAGCGCGCTCTTGTCCTCAAAATGTTGCAGGTCATCCGCGCCGGCCGCTGGGAATATGACCGCAGCGAGCAGGGCCTGGTCAGAGCCTTTAACGCTGTTCGCAAAGTTGTTACGCCCGGCGGTTTCATCACTTACGAAACGGACCGATCGCGCGGCGTAAGCCATGGTGATATGGCGTGGGCAACCATGCTTTCGATTATTAATGAACCGTTGGGCCAGGAAAGTGGCGGCGGTGGTTTCGCAATGGGATGGTAACTGTGAAAAAGAAATACGGTAAAAAGCCGATAACCAGCACCGCCGGTTCTGACATTGCGGAGTCACTGAAGGCCGATCCTGAGTTAACTGCATTCAGCTTTGACGGGCCTTATCCGGTACGTGATATGGCCGACCTGCTGGACAATCTCTATTGCCTGGATAACGGGCGATACTATGAAACACCGGTAGATTTTTATGGGCTGGCTAAAGCTCCGCGCCAGAGCGCCTGGCATGAGTCTGCCCTGTACTTCAAACGTAATGTGCTCACCGGCTGTTTTATCCCGCACAAGCTGCTCAACCGTCAGACCTTCTCGGCCTTCGCGCTGGACTGGTTCACGTTTGGCAATGCCTACCTTGAACTCCCGCGCAATCGCCTGGGCGGGCCACTTCCCTTCCGGCATTCACTGGCGAAATACACCCGGCGCGGGAGTACGGACCTCGATCAATACTGGTTCATCCGGCGCTGGAAAGAAGAACACTCGTTTAAACCAGGTTCAGTGTGTCACGTTCTGAATCCGGACATTAATCAGGAGGTCTACGGCATGCCCGAATATATGGCAGCGCTGCTGGCGGCCAGTTTGTCACACTCCGCTGACATGTTCCGCAAGCTGTATTACGACAACGGCTCCCACGCTGGGTGTATTGTCTATATTGGTGCGGGACAGGTTGACGATAAAAGCATGAAAACGGTCAAAGAGACACTGACCGGCGCACGTGGGAAAGGGGCATTTAAAAACGTACTGCTGCATGCGCCAGGCGGCGGCAAGGATGGCGTTCAGATCCTGCCGTTTCAACAGATCACGGCGAAAGATGAGTTTATCAACATTAAGAACGCCACCAGGGACGACATACTCGCGGCGCACCGTATCCCGCCGCAGCTGATGGGCGCCATGCCAGCAGGAAATGGATCGTTTGGGGATATCGAGAAGGCCGCACGGGTCTACGCTATCAACGAGCTGACGCCAGTAATGGAGGCCCTGAAGGTGGTCAACGAGTGGCTAGGAGAAGAGGTGATCCGTTTCAACCCTTATGCGTTGCTTTCCCCAGAGAAATAACTGCTAGAGAATTCACTTTCTTTGTACAACACCAGGCACTTATAACAGGCCAGCGTTTTCGCTGGCCTCATCTTTTCTGCTTAAAAAATCCCGCATCAGCTGCCCTCTACGCATCGCTGCTTTTTTCCTGCGTGAGGGCATGCCTCTACCTAAAATCACCGCTCACCGTGACGCAGACCCCGTGAAATTGCGTATTCTGCCGCCTTCACTACCCTGACCCGTTTACGGGGGCTTGCCCCCCGTCACCTGCGCGCAGCAATCCTTTCATTTTTTGTGCATGCACAAAACCGGTCCTAGACCGCGCCCCGTATGAGCGTAAAGGGGTGGTAAAATGCATCAAAAAACATGCAAATTTATGCACAAATATGCATCAAACTAACATGGTAATCTACAGATGAATGATGCAAAACAAGTGATTGATTTATAAGGCATCAAGTCTCCTTGTGGCTGAATTTTAAAAAATCAGAACATCCTAGGAACCCGATATAGAACTACATGTAAGAATATGGGATAACTTCTCAAAACGACTCATACTGGGATAAAAAAGTCATGATTATCATTGCATTAACTCTAGCCTAACTCTGTTTATATATTTAAGCATGAGTTAGTGTTGCTTTCGATAAAAAAAGATTTTATTCACTCATAATAAGTTTGGGGAGGGAGTCAAGCTAACAAATTCTTAGCCCATTATTTATAAGTGTATCTCTATCAATATTTACTTGTTAAGAGATTACACATATAGTTAAACTGTATCAAGTTAGACTGAACATTTCTATTTGAATAGTTATATTTTAAAAGTGAGAGATTATTAAAATGAAAGAAGATGATTTCGAGATGTGGATTGATGATACCTTACCTAAATTTAAGCTATTGGGGAAATACATCGCATTTATAATTGAAAACCTCTTGCAACAAGAAAAAATAAATTATCTCTCAGTTAGCTACAGAACTAAAAGCAAAGAAGGTATTTTAGAAAAAGTGGGGCGTAAAAATTATAAAAAACCCAGAGATGAGTTAACGGACATATCAGGCGTAAGGGTAATCTTATATTTAGATTCTGATGTATCTAAAGTTGGGCATATAATTGAATCTACTTTTAATGTGGATTCTAAAAATAGCATGAATAATGAATACAGACTTTCATCAGATAAAATGGGATATAGATCTATACATTATGTATGTGATATTGGCGTTGAAAGGAATGCTCTTAAAGAAAATGAAAATATTTCAGGGCTTAGATGTGAGATTCAAGTAAGAACTATGCTCCAACATGCATGGGCGGAATTAGCGCACGATAGAAACTATAAATTGGGCGCCCAGTTACCTCTACCAATACAAAGAAAAATAAATTTATTTTCCAGTATGCTTGAAATAGCAGATGAAGGATTCACGGAAATTGTCAATGCCATTGAAGAATATAGAGAATCCATTGACAATAATAATCTAGATCAATTATCCGCTCAGGAAATAAACTCTGTCAGTTTATATAAATTTGTTCAGGAGCTAAGTGAGAAAATTGGATTGGAATTAAACCCAGTCAATGACTGGGGAGGGCAAACCACTAGGAATGTTATAGATGAATTAAATCACCTAGGCTTTCATGACTTCAACTCAATCACTAGATCCATACCCGATAATTATGTTGAGGCCTGTAAGAAATACCTATCAGAAAATAATATATATGGATTCCTTAGAGATATCATGCTAATAAAAGACTTTGAAGCCTTAAGCAAAAAGGATCACCTGAACTGGGCAATAGTTGGTAATGAAGAGGATAGTGAAGCTGAAAAAATGCGTCTTTTCTATTCACAATTTATGCCTGAGGAAAAAGCGACGCAATTAGTTCATACCTTTGCCAATGATAACCAATAAATTATAAATAAAATAAACACACAGGCCACTCATTATAGTGACCTGTATTTCTGTCCCCTCACCGCCAAAAAACACACCACCATGAATGCAATTTTATCAAAAAAGACTAAAACGCGTATTTTCAACTTAGTTTCAATTTGAGCAAGTCGCAACGCTGAATATTCAGTTCTGATTATGTATTCAAGCTCCGTATTTCTGTGCTTTGGGGCCGCAAATCTTCGGCAGCCTTTTTCTTCAGATATTCAGCTGCGGCGGCATAGCTTTCTGCCCACCGTTTCGCCTTGAATTGCAGCTGCTCGCGCCAACGCGGATCTACTTCTTCCGGTGTAATACTCGTGCCTTTACCAGCGGCAACCTTTGGCCCCATTCCAGCGAGTAGCCATCATAAATCCACGAGTGCCGCTCTCGTGCGTCGCGCACAAATGCTTAATCCGAGCTTTCGCGGGACGTTTTCCTCAACCTGTCGGTGATCTCCTGTCTTTGCTTACGTGAACATCGTCTTAAATCTTCGATTTTCTCTGGAAGTTCTGTCCTTTCTGACGGTGTTTTGTTGTCCGTTCCAGCGTTCACCGTACAGTTATTGACAGAACTCCAAAGCAACTAAAATACATTTAATGTTATATCTCACTGATACATAAATAATATAAAATTAACATTCTTACCTTTTTAACTCTCGAATAGGCTACATTTAATAAAAAACTAAGACTACTAGCATTCCAGCGAATGGTCTGATAAATCCATTTATAATTGCGCAAATGTACGAATCAGTTAGAATTATTAATGAGAATGAGATATAATCTTTTAACAATCATCACAATAGTTAAAATAATATTCACACCAACCAGTATTATTAGTGGCGTGACAACTTTAGTTGCCCAAGTGAAGACAAAATTAAAATTTAAATGTAACTTCCAGATATTAAAATTAACGATAACAACACTTTCTTCAATTTTTTTAGGGGTTATTGGTTCGAGTGTTGAATGTATGAATGTCAAAACCACTAGAATCAACGAGCATAATATAGCAAAGGAGATATTATGATATAATTCCTTTAGCAAAAGCAATTTATTATTAGTTACAGCGCCCACTACATCTGAATTCCCCCTTACTTTTTCAAGCGTCCTGTTTTCTTGGTCATATATCAACACTATTACTGATAATAACAATGCTGTAAATATAGCACCAAAGTTAACTAATAAAGAGTCAAGGTCTTTATTTAAATTAAAGTTATTGTAAGCCGATACGATTGATAGCAAAACTGGAAAAACAATAAAAGTAAAACAGTCCACTTTAGACATGTTTTTACAACCGGTATTTTTTAACGTATTAAAATGAGCTTTAACTATACATAGTATATTTATTTTATTGCTCATAGCTCCTCCCTATATTCCAACTTCTTTTTTTAGGTCAGCTATTATACTAGTTGCCCAAACATCCAAAGAAACAAAATCAGGATTACCTGCAACTACATTTACAACATCTAAATCAATCTCAATTTGACACATTGTGCTTCTTTCGGATTTGCCAACGCTAAATGTTTTAGTGCCGCTATCCATGACAACTTTGACTTTAACTTGGGTAGCCTGTTCACTTAAAAGCTCTACTAACTTTGATTGTTCTGTTTGCTTATTTTTAAACTTCCAAAACTTACCAAATGAGCTGTTTTTTTTAGGTTTTAAAACATATTCACCCTCGATATCACCAAGAGAAGAAATACTATCTTCAAGCGATTTTGGAGGTGTAAAACCAATGACTCTGATTTCTTTAGCTTCTGCATCTAACCACGGAATTACAGCTTTATCATAGGTAAGAGGATTTATTTGTATATGTTTACCTGTGTGCTCCGTGAAGAATTTAGAGAACTCTCTTTGAAAGATAGATTTTATACCGTCTTTCTTATATGCATATAAGAGGCAAATACCTTTCCTTGATTCTAAAGGAAAATAAAATTGAAAATAGTAATTTCGCACATCCGCATGATTTTCTTCTTTAGAAAATGCCAACGCATTATCATCTGTATTTATTATGTCATTTTTGATACCATAATGGCCAAGGCTCATCCATCCTGAAATAACTCTTTCTTTAGGTTTAGAACTTACATTATGAAATTTATATGTTTCTTTGCTGTCCGGTATTTTCTCAAAATCTTTATGTTTAGCAATGAATTCTGCTATTAATTGATAAATATCATACTGCCCGATTCTATTTAAGAAATCGTATCGTTCTTCAACATTCTTTGATTTATTATTCCCATCATAACAACGAATAAAATATGGTGCCAGTGAATACATTTTATTTCCTTTATAAGGTTCCACTAGATATTACATTTCATTACAGAAAAATACTAGCATAGTTACATATGATTTTAATAGTATATTTTTTTGCTAAGTCAACATTTAACACCACAATAATAATCAGACTAATAATTATCAAGATTGTAGTTTTAAATGAATTAATACCTATCTGTTATCATTTTGGGGCGGGTTGTATGAAACCATCACCATATACAATTTTCTTCATAAATATAAACTTATTCAACAGACCAATTTTATTGTTCGTATCAAATCACTAGAACACAGCCTATCCACAGTTTCACACCCTTCGGCTCATGTTTATAAATCAGAGGCTTAGGATTAACGCTACAAAACCAAGCGTCATCACTAACATAGATACTGCCATCACTGAATCATAACCGCATACCGTTCAGTAAATGCTTAACTGTGTATCACTGAGTTTAATTCATATTGAATGTGCAAAATCTCATGTTGAGCACTCTAAGAGATAATATACATTTAACAACTCAGGTGATGTATTGCCAAAGCTTTATTCTACATACTTCACGAAGGCGTCGAGCGACGTTTTTTTTCTTTAGCTGGTAGTGTATCCACATCTAGCGCCCCCGGTGCTTCAGCTTGTACTCGCTGTTCCGATCTTGCCGTGACATTTGCTGCCCTGTTATCTATCCCTCTTGAGGGCTGGGGACAGTTATTGCCACGAGTCCAAGGGGCGACGGGGTCGCCCTGGGCGGCGCTTTCAGCGCCTGGGTTAGCGGGAGCCTTCTTCACCATCTTCCAGGTATGGGCATGTGTGCATATTTTGTTTTCCTTACCGGTGATTGGCGACCAAATGCCATAAATACGAATCCCGTGATCGCCATAGGTTCCTGGTTCGACTGTCGGCTCGTAGGCGGTATGAATGAGGTAATTTTTGCGAGGAACAAGTACACCGCCCTGCTTCATGATGTAAGTGGCAAAACAGCCAACATCAGCAGCAGCAAGCACAGCGTCCAGTTTTGGATCCATAAGTACCGGAGCACCCGGTTTACTGGTTTTCATTGCACGAGTTGCCTGCGATGCGAACAATCGTAACTCGCGGTACGCCTGGCGGCCTGGAATCCCAAAAAAACGAAATTGTTGAACACGGTGCAACGATGCCCACGCAGTGACGTGCTCGGCACTATCACGTAGTGATTTACCCGCCTCCTTGCTGACGGTGTCACCCAGCCCACGCCCATCGATGTTTTTACTGACGTACTTTGCAATATAACTGGCCGGAGTCCCCTTTCGCGGGTCTATCAGCTTTGACTTGAAACGAGCGCCAGTGTTATTGCCAAGTTCGGCGCGATCTTCTCGGATAGCGAAACGACGCAGCAGCTCTGTGATTGCACGTCGATGTTTTTTGCGCATAAAACACAATAAATGCCAGTGCACAGTGCCATCGTGATGTGGTTCGGCTACGCGGACGCCGTACCAACGCAGCTCTTTTTTGTGCATTGCCTTACGGAATGCCGCAAACGTATCAACCAGATAGTCGCTGCTTTTCCTAACTGTCGAGTGATCCCATGTAGGGTTAGGCTTCCCGTTCATCAGTGTGGCGTGGTACTTAGAAGGACAGGTGATGGTATAGAACATGGCGCAGTCGCCACGCATTTCAGCTATCAATTCCAGGCCTTTGACACAGGCCATCATCTCATTACGACGGTGCGCTGGATTGCTGGCACTTGCAAGCACCACATCCTCCATGCTGAGCGTGTCGCCATCTTCGTTAATCAGATCATGGTTGCGAAAAAAATCCATCGCCTTACGGCGTTGTTCCCGCTTCTGCAACAGAATGTCATGGCTGACATAAGGTGATGCGTGCCGATGAACAAGGCACGCAGCCCGAAGCAACTCTTCCCGCCATTCGTTGCGGAGTTGCCACAGCTTACGTTGCCACCAGTCAGCACAACGCATACGGGCAAGCGCGCCCGGTATCAGCTCGTAATTAATCGGGTTGCGGCGATTATGTTTGCTGCGGAGCGCTTCATAACCCGGCGGGATAACATCAAGGCGTGACACTTCGGCCGCCACACGACGATAGAGCTCCAGTATTACGATGGGAGAGGCTAATTCATCGGTCAGCATCTCACCGCAAAGCTGGATAAAAATCATATCAATGTGCGCTGCGACCAGCGTTGAAAGCCGCTTAACCTCCCGCTGATTCAGTTCAGCAAGTCGAAGGAGTTGATCAAGGCTATCCCTGCCAGCCATGGACTGGAATGACAGCGACGCCTGGTTAGCACGGACCTTGTCAATTCTCACTAATGAGGGAGTAATGACCTCATTCAGATAGGTAGGTAAATGGCGCGGATCTTCTGATTTTTCCAAATACTTAATCCTTGATTCCAGCGGCTTGCGCAGGAAACCTGGTAGGCTAGCGACGTCATCACGAATCAGAGTAAGAGGATCAACACGATGGAGTTCCGCATGTCGCTTAGCTTTCTCAATCAGCGCATCATTCAGTTCGTCATAGCGCCAGGGATCGCAATGTGCAACAGAAAAGAGGTACTCTTCTGCTGCACGACTCATTGCTTCAGCCTGCTCGCGTTGATCGCTTTTATCCTGCTCATAAAGAGCAATCCAAACGGCCAGCGCAGAGGGCCTTCTCGCTGGCTTAGCCAGAGCATATGGGTTTATGGCCTTTAACGGGACATTCCAGTCCCAGGCAAAACTCGGGCTTGTCATTCACATACGCCCGCATAGATGCTTGAACAGCTGACGCCATTATTCATGCCGGCCAATAAATCGAATTGACGCCCCCCTCTTGTCGTCATGGCCCAGTCGCGATATGACTCAATCCCGTACTTCTCCAGAGTGATAAATTCAATTCGACGTTCCGATTTGTGGGGATCGTTTGTAGACGGAAAAAATGTTGAGTTACCGCGACGGCTTACAGCAGCGACAAGTTTCTCCCATTCAGCTACTCGCGAGATTTCTCCGGGCCAGCGAGCGAAAATTTCTGCTAACTCCCCCTTAGTGACATGGATACATGGCATGCATCCAACTCTCCCGCATCCTTGTAAATATAAGGGGTTCGGCTTGATGCCATGGCGGCGTGCAATAGCAAAAACATCATCATGCAGCCACTTATGGATCGGACGATAAATACATAAGCCGGGTCTATCATCTGCATCTTCTTCCCATTCAGGTAAATCAGCCCTTGCTGGAGACTCTTGTGCTCGTACCCCTTGCCAACTAATTACGTTGTCATACTTATCAAGTAGCGGATCAATAACCTGGTTCTCGATAGGGGCATGCTTCAACTCAAAAGTACAAAAACGCACCCGAGTCGAAGGGAAACGCCCTTTCCACATACAGAGATCCAGAAAAGGAATTCCAGTGGGCCACAAAATTTTAAGCGCTCGCTCTACTGTAAAATCCGCTTGCTCCTCTGTAAGTCCGCACTCATTTACCAGTGAAATCGGCCAAGCTGTTCTAATAAACTCCCTTTTTTTCATGATACGATCAGAGAAATCGGCTTTAACGCGAACAACCGGCCCTAGTTTCGTTTCGAGATAATCGAGATACTCCATGGTCTGAGGATGTTCGTGTCCAGTATCAGCAAATACAACGCTATGGTTAATTCCTGCTTCAACAGCAAGCAACCATGTTGCAAGGCTATCTTTTCCCCCAGAAACAGATAAAACGCTGTATGTGTCCTTTTGAAACAAGATTTTTGGGTATTTGATTAGAGACATTCTTCGCCTCCAAGAATTAGCTTCAGAAGAGCTTCAGTCATTTTCGACATTCCTGGTTATAGGTTTCATGGGTCATCAGTCGCCACTGCTTACCACCGTTTTTGCTTAGCAAACGCCAACGGAGACCAATGCGGATCACGAGATAGGCGTGTGGCTTGACGCGGGTGTAATTACGCTGTCCACGAGCAAAGCAATTCAGGGCGGCAAGCGCTCTCTTACAAACCGGCAACGGCGCGTTACAAACAACAGACAGATGCGAATGCATGGCGGCCCTCATAGCGATCCAATGTGTGGAGAGGTCAAGCGCTGCCAGATTTCGCAGACTTGCTCCGCTTGATATCGCGCGTCAGTGAGCGTGTAACGTGCCAGGGCGCTTCTCGCATGAGGCGCATAGTCTGTGGCAGCAGCAAGGTCGAGAAGTGAACGAATGCAGCGGTATTTTGTGCCTTCAGGGAAAATGCCTGACACCTCTATGCGATCCACGGCATAACGAAGTGAAACCAGTTTTTCCGGGGCATCTTTGAACCATACGAATAACGCCGCGTTCCGGGGACAGGTATTGTCGGCGATGAAAGCAGCAAGGCTGCAAAGTGCATCTTCTTCAGCTTCGGTTGCGCTCATTACTTCGGCGCGCCAGTGAGAGTCTTTTTTCATCCAATCGAATGCCGTACTAATGCTGATACGGCCCTTCAAGCTTTCAGATTTACGAATGTCTATCGAAGAATAAAAAACCGTTCCGATCTGCCCTGTTGAGGGCTCAAAAAACACGGCTTCAATGGCACACAGAGGTGATGACGGTTTCTTACTAACGTTAATCAAATCGATCATTACGTGATTCATGGTCTACTGCCCTCGCTGGTGATTGTTTCGTGGTTGGCTATCCACCGCTCAAGTGCTGAATAAATCTCTTCGGGGGTAAGGCCTTGCTCTTTCAGCAGGCCCATGCGGATGCGCAGCAATCCGAGTAAGTGGGCGCGCTCGCCTTTGCGCGCATTGGTGCTGATTCCCATAAACTCTGGATCGCTTATTCCGCCTTCCGGCTTTATTGACGTAACCGACATGCAACCTCCTGAAAAAGGCAAAACGAATCCCCGGCAAAGTGAATGCCGTTATTTTTAAAGCGGGTTAATTAATTGTTTGGACGCGATTTTCTTTTAATCTGCTTAAATATCCTTTCATGCCAGTAATACATGAAATCAATAAAGGTCATTCGCGCGCGATCGTGATTACCGCGAATTGCTTTTTCGAGCCCGTAAATTATTAAATCTTTAGACGGGCTTTTTGAGCTAATGGTGATACGAGCACCATTTTTTAGATGTACAGTGAACCCCTGCTCGGCACTTTCCACTGCTTCTCGAATCAGCATTTCCTGTTCCCAAGATGTTTTTTCTTCGGTGAACATGGCGTACTCCGATGATCAGTTAAAGCGAGGGGGCTCCAGCCGCCAGGAGGCTCTAGCTCCCAGTTTCAGGTGTTCCAGGATCTCCGGTGTAATCTCTACGGTTACAGCCTGCGGCTGAACAAACTTCATAGCCTTCTTCAGTTGCTCAGCGTCCAGAGATAGAAGGTCGTATGGTTTAGGGATATCACCATCGGTCACGGAAATAATGATGTTGCGGAGTTCTTCAAGAGTGCATTCATCATTCTCGCCTTGAAGCATTGCGAAATGATAAAGGTGGGATACGCCATGGCGTAAAAGCTGGAGAGAGTAATCATGATTCCATTCCAGAAACTCTTTATTGAAATGGAAGCATTGTAAAAGCGAGTTAATTTTGTCTGCATATTCGAGTTTCATTTTCGCCCCCAGAGATTAAAAAGCAATAAACCGCTTTTTACTCATGATTCTGTCAATCGTTCGGCATGCTTCTGATAAAGCAAAGTCAATGCCGTAATAATGGCCTGTGTGCGTAATTTGATAGCGCTGGCGGTTGTACGGTTTTTTGCGTGGGAGTTTCAGAATAGTAAAACCACAGTAGAGGCTGGTTTTGCTATTGAGTTGTGATACTGATCCGCGGCTACCGTTCTTCATGTTTCCTCCCCTGAAACCGGCTATCGACCTGGCTCACCGAGACCAAGCCACATCAACCACCCTTCCCTGATCTCCTTTGGACGACTTTCGTAGGCCAGTTTCATGCCGTTGTTCCAGGCTGGAAGGTAAACCCAGTACTCGCCCGCACGGCCAGAAGTAGACTGGGGATCGGTCATCTCGATTACAGGAAGCTTCCCTTTTTCGATCATGCCCTTCACCGCAGCAGGGGTTTTCCCGATGAGTCTGGCGAACTCCTGATAAGGCACAGCATCCGTGCTACTTACAAGCTGTTTGCTCATCTGTTACATTCTCCTTTGGTGTAATTAATTGCTCTTAATGGGCAATAGTTGCTCCTATTGGTTATTCATCTATCGATTAAAAACATCATCGATAGGTTTAATATTCTACTATAGGTGATTTCATGTCAACACCGATCCATGAAAAGATAAAGCTCATTCGAGAGTCAGAAAGATTAAATAGAAGGCAATTCAGCGACTTAACAGGCCTCGTATATGGTTCATTTTGTAGCTATGAGGCTGGAGATAAAAAGCCTGGGATAGAGCCAATTATGAAAATCCTTCAGCACCCCCGCTTTATCAAATACACACTGTGGTTTATGACCGATCAGGTGTCCCCTGAATCCGGTCAAATCGCACCGGCCCTCGCACACTTTGGGCAAGACTTAACAACCTCGCAGCACTCAGACCAAAAGACTGGTTAACAATTAACCAGGCTTACATACATTTCAAATGTCTATTATTGGTCGAAAAGTATTCATCACATAATTGCAACGCGTTAAGGCCTAAAGGCAAACGCACCCATCGGAGGGTTTTCTTATGACTATTAAGAAACTCGATGATGGTCGATATGAAGTGGACATCAGGCCTGCTGGTCGCAATGGAAAGCGTATCCGCAGGAAGTTTGATAAGAAAAGTGAAGCGGTAGCTTTCGAGAAGCATACCCAGTTCAACCATCACACCAAAGAATGGTTATCAAAACCGACGGATAAGCGGCATCTGTCTGAACTGATAAAGCTTTGGTGGAATTTGAAAGGTAAGCATGAGGAACATGGTCGGATAAACCGCAACAAGTTAGACGTGTTTTGCAGGATTACAGACGATCCTTGTGCTTTTCAGATTACGAAAGCGCTGATTAGTCAGTATTACGCGGCAAGAAGAAGCCAGGGTATTAAAGCTTCCACCATTAACCGCGATCTCAACAGCATCAGTGGTATGTTCACAGCGCTTATCGAGGCCGAGTTGTTTTCGAGTGAACATCCGATCAGAGGGCGGAAGAAGTTGAAAGAAGAAGTCCCAGAAACTGGCTATCTGACAGAGGACGAAATCAAGCACTTGCTCTTTAAACTGGATGGTGACAACAAGAAGATAGCTGTTCTCTGTTTAAGCACTGGTGCTCGCTGGGGCGAAGCGGCTCGACTCAAGGCGGAACACATCATACAGAACCGTGTGACGTTCGTTAAAACCAAGAGTAACAAGCAGCGGACTGTTCCAGTTTCAGCGGAAGTGGCAAAACTCATAGCGGATGGTAAGCGAGGCTTGTTATTTGGTAAGGCGTCTTATTCTGACTTCAGGCAGATACTCAGGGAGGTAAAACCTGATCTTCCGACCGGCCAGGCGACGCATGCACTACGCCACAGTTTCGCGACGCATTTTATGATTAATGGGGGGAGCATAATTACATTACAGAGGATCTTAGGACATGCGCGAATTGAGCAAACTATGGCCTACGCTCACTTTGCACCGGAATATCTTCAGGACGCGATCTCGCTTAACCCGCTGAGAGGTAGCGCTGATGTGTGAAACGTCCACATAATGTCCACAGATGGGTAATTAGTTATGGCTTTCAATGGTCTTGCGTGCCGCGCAACTCCGCATTGTACCGTTGAAAGCCCCTTGTTCCGGGTGTTTCCAACGCACCCGACGGGGCTTTTTTCCCACCCTCGATGCAGGTATTCTCCCGACAGATGTGTTAAATTTTGTGTATCTCTGTTAATTCTGCGCTAATTGTCGTTTCGCATAGCTTGCCGGTAGTTACGATTAGCGTTCGGGAGCCGTATTCCTCATGTCCGATTTTCTCCTCGCTCGCGTTTCACAAACGCTCGCCAATGAACACACCCTGGAAACATTGGTTCGACAGCTGCTTGAGATGCTGGAGCTTGTTACCCGAATGGAATCTACCTACCTGACTCGTATTGACTTCGAGGCGCAGCGCCAGCAGATTATGTACGCGCACAATAGCAGCGAAATGCAGATCCCTGAAGGTTTCTCCGTTCCCTGGAATGACTCCCTGTGTAAACGTGCGCTGGACGACCGCTGCATATTCAGCAACGATGTGGCCGAGCGCTGGCGTTCGTGTATCGCCGCCCAGGATTTGGGTATCGCAACCTTTTTCAGCATCCCCGTGCGCCTGACCGATGGCTCATTATTCGGCACGCTCTGCGCCACCAGCCGGGAAAGACAACCCTATAACATTGAGGGTGAGCAGGTGATGAATCTGTTTGCCAACCTCATTTCGCACTATCTTGAGAAAGAGACCCTGGTGCAGCAGCTTCGGGCAGCAAACGTCGCGCTGGAGATGCACTCGTACACCGATGAGCTCACCGGTTTGCCGAATCGCCGCTCGTTGTTCAAGCATCTTGCCGCACAGTTTGCGCAGGCCAGAGAACGCCAGCGCAGCGTACTGCTCATTTTTATCGATCTCGATGATTTCAAGGCAATCAACGACCGATTCGGTCACCCCTGCGGTGACAGCTTTCTGATTCAGGTTGGAGAACGCCTGTTGGCCCGCGCCCGCCGCGGCGATATTGTTGGCCGCCTGGGCGGCGATGAATTTTTGCTGGTTGGCCTATGTTCCGAAGCGGAGGAACAACAGGAGTATATTGCCGCTTTACGTAAAGAGCTAACGGGGATCTATTTCCTTGGCGCGCACCGAATTAACTATCCCGGCGCCAGCTTTGGCGTGATTGAAGCCGACCCACAGGCAATGGACGTTGAGCAAGCGCTACGAAGCGCCGACGACGCGATGTATCAGGATAAAAAGTCACGTCGCCAGGGAACATTTTTTCATATTGACTAATATACGGTGAAATCCCGTATCATATTAAGCACGATTCGCACCTACAGGGGCTCAATAATGAGACTGGGTATTCTATTTCCGGTGGCTATTTTTATCGTCGCCGTTGTTTTTCTGGGCTGGTTTTTTGTCGGCGGCTATGCGGCACCGGGCGGGGCGTAA